TTTTGAGGCAATTGATTAAGCGGCGGCTCAACGACGACCGATCTTTTGGTCTTCGCATTCTTCACAACAAACACCAGCTTACCGTTAACAATGCTCACGGTAATCATGGGATTAACTCCCATGTGCTCCTCAAGCGCGAACCATACTGCATACGAACGAAGAAACTCATCGTTCGCCATTTGGTATGTTTCATCATCATGACGATGTTCAGAGTCAGACCTTACGGTCTGATTCCCTGGCTTCTCGCGATGACTATCCGCAAGTAGAGGAAGGGCTGATAAAAGTGCCGGTAAAGCGGGCACCAGATTGTGTGAACACTCAAGTTGGGCGTCAAGCTTCCACCTTGCGGAGGAAGCACTAGCCTTAACTGTGGTTGTTGCTCCAGGCCCGAAGGAGAAGTCTAACTCGTCGAGAGACGGGACCGGGCCAAGTGCTTCCGAGATTTTACGTTGAGCGAGCAGAATTACAAGCTCAACGCCGGGCGGTGTTATTGTTCCGTCCAGTCGGGCAGCACGAAGGCGTCGGTTAGTCAATCGACACTTCTCCTCTGCTTCCTTGAAACTTTCCCATGCAACGTCCTCGGTGTTGATTCCGAGTGGCAGACACTCCAGCTTCTGAAAGAAAGCCAGAGCCTGCCGTGCATGAGCTAGTTCATAGGGGGTACCCACTGCGTAGTCGATACTAAAATCAACAAGACCGTGCCAATCACTTTCACCGATGCATTTGGTGAGGTGGTCAGCAAACGGCCCAGACTGTGCAGCGTGTTTGAGAGCAAGCGCCTTGAGGAAGCTGAGAGTTTCTTCAAGTGAGGACTCCTTTAACCAATCATAATCACAGGTAAACATATAGATCTCCTAAAACGCTCATATATAAGCGCGTGATTACCAGTATGCGGCAGGTGCCGCATTTAAACTGGACTACGTAAAATCAGACGCAGCGATGTAACGACTCCAGAAAGCACAACAGGGTCCATCTGCTCTGGGGCTATCAAGTGTAGCTGTCTACTTTTTAAGTAGTCAACAACACGAGTGTCGCCTTGAAGCAGGTAGAACCTGAATTCTGTGCATAGGAGAAGCTTACGCTGTTCATCATTCACGAGCAGTATTCCTTAATCCGGCATGAAGCCGTGGACCAGGAACTCGCGGGCCGGATCCGCGGCGTCTCGGTAAGCATTAGCAGTACCTGCAGCGGCATCGCCGAGCAGGATGCTAACCAAGAGACGCAGCGAATTGGCTACATCAGTGTCGCTCGCCAGAGGCGAGACGGGCACAACGATGTATGGATCACAGCTGTAATTCACAGCTGGATCTGCCACGTAGCCAAAGGCGTCGCCACCCGTTGCCACAACCTCAGCAGCAGGGCGCGTCACTTTGAGCATCCTCCGTTGCGTACCATCCTTCAGAGTCTGCATGGACATCGTAATGACGCCCATCAGGCTAAGCGGAACGTTGTTATTGTTCTGCCGCCAGAACTCTGATTTGGCTTTCGGGGTGTTTTCCGAGCCAGCAGGTTTGTACGTGATAGAGGTTGTCGCATCATCAAGATACGCAACAATGTTTGTCTTATCAGACATGATTGTTTCCTTATGTTAAGTCTGGGCCGGAATGGTTCCAGACAGTGTCCAATTAAGGACATTCTCTCGTTGAAGGATTTCGCAGAGAGTAATACGTGGGAGAAGCGGCTACCTCCACATTTTGGGTAGCATCTGATGGATAAGTGCGGCGGCATTAGCTAGGTGCGCACCACTCAAAGCTGATTTAATCGGCTTAAAAGTGGGTCGCTCTATGCTGCCTGACGTAAAACTGTCAGGGCCGCGTTGCAGACGTATATGCTTAGTGTGACTCTGGTAATTAGCCAGATTCTCACCAGTAGACCAGGGAGTACAACCCCAGGGATACTTCCCAGGACCAACCAGCAAACTTCGCTGGAGATATTTGGTCGAGGAAAACACGTCTGCCTCAATCCAAGGCAATATGTTGAGCGTATCAAGGTAATTTCCAATTGGAAAGAACCAATCGACTACAAACGAGAGCTTCGTTCCTTCCCACAGCATCCCTAACGGGTCGTAAAGACCCAGGGACCGTGGAACGGACAGTTGCTCACGCATGTAGACCTTGTACTCAACCCTGACTTTCGCTGACGTTTTGAACTTGTAAAACGCCAAGTCGGTCCACTTCGACAAGTCCCTTTTGGAGGAACCGGACGAGTTTACGACCCAGGCACGAGGAGGAGCTGTTACAGCCTCCCACGCTTGTGCACTCTCGAAGATATCAGATAGCAGCGGCATTATGCCATAAACCATGGCAAGGTGCGCGGAGCTAACATCCCGCGTGTTGAGTTTCTGAGCTGCATTAGTGTAACGACCAGAAGGTTTCCCTCCGGCCATCGCACGAACAGCCATATCCACATCACCACGACGGAGCGCTTTAGCCGTGTTTTTAATACGGTTGAGAGCGCTACCAACTAATGCTGCAGTCTGCCTACCTTCAGGAATATAATTCCCGAGGTCGAGATCGTGGTTCCGAATTGGATCCACAAGTCTTTGCTGGGCCTTTCTACGGGCTTCGCTAAACATCTCATTAACCTCATCTATGCTCGAAAGCAATAAATTAGGAGCGGTCAACTGCAGATCAGGTTGAGGTATACATTGCGTACACCCCGTCTGATTACAGTACTCAACGGCACCAAATGCTTTGCGCTCTGTCAAATTCATGACATAAGCGTTTTCGCGCTGGTGAAACTCAGGATCGTCCTCACCCGACCAAGATTTCTCAAGGTAAAATGGGGTTGTTCCTGAACCGACTATACGAGTACCGGTTGTCATTAGTACTTCTCCTTCTGCCGAACAATACACCGTTCGGCATGGACACCACTACAAGCTTTGTAATGAAGCCCAACGTCCGAAAGGACGTAGATACCAACCCTCACG